TCACGCACTGGCTACCATGACCGCCCTGCCAGTAGCTAGTGCTGTTGTGACCTTCGTGGGCACCGCTTCTACTGCTTACGCACAAAACTTGGTCTACCACAAGGACGCCATCACGTTTGCTACCGCTGACTTGTTGCTGCCCCAAGGCGTTGACATGGCTGCTCGCGCAGTACATAACGGAATCAGTTTACGTGTGATTAGGCAGTATGACATCAATAATGACAGAATGCCTTGCCGTATTGACGTTCTGTATGGCTACAGCACCATTCGTCCACAGATGGCTTGCCGCATCTGGGGTTAATCAATTCTTTCTAAAGGAAATTTATCATGGCTATTCCTAACTCTGGCGGTGGTTATCAGTTTACTGATGGCAACACCAATGAAATCATCATGGGCGTTCAAGCAGCGCCTAATACGGCGACTGCTACGGCCACTTTGACCGTCGCACAAGTTACTGGCGGCATCTTGGTAGGCAATCCGTCTACCACGGCGGCAACGTACACCATGCCTACTGCTACGGCAATTGATGCGGTGTTTACTAACGCAAAAGTTAACAGCACGTTTGAGCTGACAGTTATTAATCTGGGCACTTCGACCGGATTGATTACTATGGCTGTGGGCACTGGCATTACTGCGGTGGGCAACTTGGTTGTTGCTATTACCGGCAGTGCAGCGGGTGTTGGTGGCGCGGCGCAATTCTTGTTCCGCAAGACCGGCGATGCTGCTTACACTGTGTATCGTACTGCCTAAACTTGGATGGGGCTTCGGCCCCATTTACTAAGGAAACAATATGCCAAATAACAAATCAACTGGTGTTGCTTATGAAGACCCGCAACTTGACGGTGCAGTGATGGGTAAAACGGGCGGTACTGCCGGATTTTTCGGCGCTACTCCTACTAACCAACTTGCAGCGTTGACCTCGCTGAACTTCAGCACGCTCACCACCGCTACTGTCGGTGCTTTGACCACCTCGCAAATTTCGGCCTTACAAACTAATGTCAACGGCATTATTACGGGTTTGAAGTCGCTAGGGATCATGGCTTCGTCTTAAACCAAACGGGAAGGGGGCCAAAAGCCCCCTTTCCATTATGGAAATTTACCTATCCCACCCAATTCATGGCCGCAAAGTAGCGACTATGGAACTTGAAGCAGCTTACGACGAGAAAAATGGCTGGACAAGATATACTCTAGATACGCCCCAAGTTACTGAGGCGGCTCCTGTAAACGCACTGGAAGTGAAGCGCCGTCGTAGAAACGAAACCGAAGGAGCCTAGTCATGGCGACATACACTGCTGGCGATCAGATTAACCGAGCGCTAAGATTGCTCGGGGTGCTAGCTGAAGGCGAAACGCCTACTTCCGCTATGTCGCAAGACGCTTTGATGGCGCTCAACCAGATGATTGATAGCTGGAACACTGAGCGGTTGTCGGTGTTTAGCACTCAAGACCAAATGTTTACCTGGCCTGCTGGTTTTATTAACCGCACCCTTGGCCCAACAGGCGACTTTGTGGGCAACCGGCCCATCTTGCTGGATGACGCGACCTATTACCGCGATCCAGGCACTAACGTCAGCTTCGGCATAAAAGCAATTAACCAGCAACAGTATGACGGTATCGCTGTCAAAACGGTAACGTCAACTTACCCGCAAGTTATTTTTGTCAACATGACATATCCTAATATTGATATGTACATCTATCCCCAGCCAACACGGGATTTGGAATGGCACTTTATTTCGGTTGAGGAGTTAACCCAGCCCGCTGCTTTGGTAACAGAAATCCTGTTCCCGCCAGGTTATTTGCGTGCGTTTACCTACAACTTGGCCTGTGAGATTGCGCCGGAATTCGGCGTTGAACCCAGCCCCCAAGTCTCCCGTATTGCTATGACCAGCAAGCGCAACTTGAAACGCATCAACAATCCTGACGATGTGATGTCAATGCCTTACGCCATTGTGGCAACGCGCCAACGCTTCAATATCTACGCCGGGAATTATTAGGCATGGACTCGCCAATTCTTGGTGCCAGCTATGTCGCCCGCAGCGTCAATGCTGCGGACAACCGCATGGTCAATATGTACCCCGAAGCGGTGCCAGAAGGCGGTATGTCTGCGGGTTTTCTTTCCCGCGCACCAGGTTTGCGCCGGTTGGTGGCTGTTGGCGAAGGCCCGATTCGCGGTTTGTGGGTCTTGGGTGAGTATATGTACGTGGTATCGGGCGACAACCTGTACCAAACAAGCCTGTACCCAACGACTTCGGCGTGGAAGCTGACACTGTTGGGGACGGTCAGCGGCACAGGTCCAGTGTCAATGTCAGACAACGGCGTGCAGCTATTTGTGGCCTGCAACCCTGACGGCTACATCTTCAATTCCACCACCAACGTATTTGCCCAGATCACCGACCCTGACTTCCCTGGCGCGGTCAAGGTGGGTTATTTGGACGGGTACTTTGTATTTAACGAGCCAAACAGCAGCCGTGTCTGGGTGACATCTTTGCTAGACGGCCTGTCCGTGGACCCGCTGGATTTTGCTAGCGCCGAGGGTGACCCCGACCAACTGGTGTCGCTGATTGTTGACCACCGCGAGGCGTGGCTGTTTGGCACCAACTCTATTGAGGTCTGGTACGACGCTGGCTTGCCTGACTTCCCGCTACAACGCATCCAAGGCGCTTTTAACGAGATTGGATGCTCTGCGCCATACTCGGTCGCCAAACTTGATAACGGGTTGTTCTGGCTAGGTTCTGACGCCCGTGGGCGGGGTATTGTGTACAAAGCAAACGGTTACACCGGCACTAGGGTTTCTACCCATGCTGTTGAATGGCAAATCCAGCAGTACGGCGACATCTCGGACGCCATAGGCTACACCTACCAGCAAGACGGCCACGCCTTTTATGTGCTGATATTTCCTGCCGCGCAGACCACTTGGGTGTATGACGTTGCAACGCAAGTCTGGCACGAGCGTGCTGGGTGGGATAACGGAGATTTTGTTCGTCACCGCTCTAACTGCCAAGCGTCCTACAACAACGAAATCATTGTTGGGGACTTTGAAAACGGCAACATCTACGCCTTTGACATGGAAGAATACGCCGACAACGGCGACATTCAAAAGTGGCTTCGGTCTTGGAGGGCGCTGCCATCTGGCACCAACAACCTAAAACGCTCGGCCCAGCATACCTTGCAGATCAATTGCGAAACCGGCGTAGGCATCAACTCTGGCCAAGGCGACGATCCTCAGATGATCTTGCGCTGGTCAGATGACGGCGGTCATACTTGGTCCAACGAGCGGTCTATCTCAGTAGGTAAAGTGGGTGAGTATTTCCAACGAGCTATTTACCGCCGCCTCGGCATGACTTTGAAGCTGCGGGATAGGGTTTACGAAATATCGGGCACCGACCCCGTAAAAATAGCAATTACGGGCGCGCAACTTTATGTGACGCCCACCAATGCCTGAACAACAAAATATCACAAATATCCCGTCTTCGCGTGTCGATTTTATCGACAAGCGAACGGGGTTGATTTCGCGTGAGTGGTACAGGTTTTTCCTTAACCTTTTTAATTTGGCGGGCTCTGGCGGCAATCAAACTTCGCTAGACGACCTGCAACTTGGCCCACCACCACAACCGGCTAGCACTAGCGGATCAGGCACGGTCACTTCAGTAGACGTTTCGGGTGGCACTACCGGCATTACCACCAGCGGTGGCCCAGTCACGACCAGCGGCACAATCACGTTAAGCTTGACGGGCCAATTGCAAACGCCCACTGCGATCCAGATGGGCAATGGCTCGGCTACCACGCTGGCCGCTGGCAAAATGTGGTACGACCAAACCACAGGGTCGTGGAACTTGGGCATGGGCAATGGCAACATTACCCAGCAAGTTGGCGAAGAGTTGTTTATCTATGGCAAAGCCTCTGCGGCCATTACCGATTCGCCGCTTCAAATTGTTTATCACACCGGCACGGTAGGGGCCAGCGGTGTCATTAAATTTGCCCCTACGATTGCAGGCATCACAGATGTCAACGCGATTCTTGGTATAGCCACTGAAAATATAGCCATCAACGGTTTTGGTAGGGTTACAACGTATGGTGTGGTGCATGGCATCACCACTAACGGCACTGCTTTTGGAGAAACTTGGG